ATTGGTCAATGCGGATTCTACTATTTCCTTTAGAACCTCTTTAGTATTATTTATAGGTTGTGTTGTAACAGCGGTGGACACATCGATATAGATAGCGACATCTTTCTTGCATTCTTGACACGTGTAAGAATTATCTGTATTCAGCCTGATAGGTACAAAAGCATTAATTTTTTTGTAACACGGGCAAGTAACTTCGACACCTTGATAAGAAAATTCTTTTATTCTTTCATTTTCCAACTTTTTATTCTTTAGGAGAATATATGCTGTAAAGCTATTGCTGTAAATGTAATAAACCAAAAATTGAAGACTGAGACCGATCCCAACTCCGAGAAAAAAGCTAAACTTTAATTCTTTAGCTAAAAACCCGGATAATAGAGAAACAGAAGATAGAATTAACAGTTGTGCGATTGTCTTTAAAGCCACGATATATATGTTATGAACTTTTCGATACTAATCAATGATCTTATCTAGAGTGTCACTGACGTGCTTAACTGTGTCGATAATAGCTTTAAGCTTTTTTATAGAATCTTCTACCTCAAGTTTTGCTTTGGTATTTTCGGATATTAACGGGAAATTGAGTGATGTTTCAAAAAGCTGTAGAGCATTAGATGCATCGACATATATTTGGCCTAATGAATCAGTAACTGTTGTTAACGGAAAAGGTAGTGTCTTTCTTAATTTTACTTGATTTGGAAATTGAGACATCGACTTATTAAATAAATCTTTTATAGTAACTTGTTGTGCAGCAATCTCTCTTGCGGCCATACCAGTGGTCCATTTGTTATAATAGTTCACTGTATCTTCAAACATTAGCTTTTTCTTCACTAAATATATTTATTCAAAGATAAATAATAATGTATGAGTAATATTTTCGAAAAACGGTTTTATACGATTTTAGAAGCTGACGCTGCGCCAATGCCTGAAATGCAAGATGGGGCACCTGAGAATGACAGAGAAGCAATGGCCCAGACATTAAAGACAACAAAACCAGAAGATTTTGACGGTGAAGCACCTCACGGTGGTGGCGAGTTAGAAAGAGAAAAAGAACATCAAAAAACACAACTCGGTGGCTGGGTACAAGAGATTGACCAGTTTATTACCTTCTTGAATGGAACTGATGGTGGATCAATCCAAGCAAAACTACATGCTGCTCGTTGCGATTCAGTATTTGAAGATATCGCGAGAAGCGAGAAAAAGAAGATAGCTAGAATAGCAGCGGAATTAAGCTCCTTAAGCGAAGCGTTTAAGGGTTACTTAATTTCAATGTCTAATTAATATTTGTTAAAATAAGCTTAGCTTTAATACCGCTAAAACTATTTTCATTCACAAAATTGATATCAATAGAATCTAGTTTTTGATCAATACAAATATCGTTAAAATCTTTATATTTCTTTCCGTATTTTTCTGGCCATATAAAAACCGTTTCACCGCATTCAACTAAGCTTTCGGTCTTTTTCTTACTAGCTCTGTCTTTCCACTGACTATCAAGTACCCATACCTTTTTAAGTAAATTAAATTCAAACAGCTGATTTTCTTGTAGGGGTGTAAAATTATTAATAGAATCTTCCTGAATACCGGCAACAGCTATTCCGTTACGCATAAAAAAAGAATCTATCGGACCCTCAAAAATAAAAATCTGCTCTAGTCCGATGTCAATTTGGTTTATATTAAACAGAGACCGTTCACCACGAACCTTACTAAGATACCGCGGTTTCAGTTTAAGATCACTATCATAAATAGCTCTCGTCTGATAGAAGATTATATTATTATTTTTATCGTAAAACGGTATAATGATACGGTTCTTGTGAATATTATCAGTAAGGGAAAGGTATAAAGCATGAGGACGATTGATTGCTGTATCTAATCTACGCTTCTTAATGATGGTTAAAGCAGTTATTACACATTTATTATCTTTAAAGAATTTTACCTGAGAATCATCAAATAAGTTAATTGAATCATTAGGTAAGTGCTCAATAACCTTGGTATTTTTTAACTTCTCTTCAATATCTACATCTCTTACTATATTAGGTATAATATCAAAGTTACTAGCCTCTTTTAGTATCTCCCCAACCGAAAGACCAGACACTTCTTGTATCCATTTAATAGGGGCACCATACCACCCGCAGTTATAGCAACAAATAACGTTCTTATTTAAAAGATAATAACAACGACGTTTTACCTGCCATGAATTGCCTTCCCTACATATAGGGCAGCCTGCTTCGTACGTTTGAGATAACTTCTTAAAACGCGGATATCCCGCGTATTGGTAGAATTTTTGTACAATATACTCTTGAGGTATCTCCACAAGCTATTGTAGTAATAAGAGAGGTAAAATACTACTCTTTTTTATCTTGAGTAGGCTTAGGTATGTCTTTAACAGACACAATACCCTTGCGAATAAAAGTACCGCTCGCAGGATCAATATACTCAGCTTCAACTACTTCTTTACCGTTGCGGATATATGTTCTCATTCTGGGTGTCACCGGTTCACCGGAAATAGGTGATGTAATTTTTCTTGGTTGAATGAAGTCCATAAAACTATTTATAAAATAAGTCTATAATTACAAGCCATTCTTATTATATTGACGCAAACAAACATCGTAAATATTTTTAGGTAGTCTTTCAACCACATCAACAATACCGTTTTCAAGACCAAATTGAAATTTTTCGGTAGGAATGTGTCTATTGAGCATCTTAGGCATTGATAGAAACCCAAAGCTCTCGTTCATAGTCTTACAGTAAACTAATAGCTCCCCAAGGTATGTACCTTTTGTAACGGCGTAAATATACCCTTTTCTAGGGTGTGGTTTAGCCGAGAAGCTGCTCTTTAAGTGCGATAATACATTTTTGAGCTGAGTCATAAATATCAGGTAGGTTAAGTCCAAGTTTATGAATTTTTTCAGTGGAAAGCAAGCAATTTGATCTATTTGCTTTAAATCCTATCTCGTCATAATTTTTTATCTTCCAGTTAGCGTTTGTCAGGCCACTTGTTGTTAAGATATCGACAACTGCGCGTGCTCTAATACCTCCTGTATTTACAACGTTGTAAATACCAGATTTAGTATACTGATAATTAAGTGAAATAAATTTATAGAAAAATTCGCACAAATCTTCCACACAAGTACAGCTGTTATTAAAGTCTATTAAGTTGTCGTAGTTTAAAATCTTAATAAAATAATTTTTCTTATTTATTTCGCTTGTAAAAGGTATGCGAATTCTAAAGATCGATGTATTGACATAATTGGTAATAAGTTCGGAAATATGTTTTGTTTTTGAATAGAAGCTACTTTCTGAATTAAACAATCCAAAATTAGGGGTATCGGTTTCACTATACTCTTTATCATACCCGCTATAAATGCAGCCACTAGAAATTGTAATTAATGCATATTTGTTTTGAATGCAGAAGCCATTTAGAATAGACTGGAGATTGACATTGTAATTGAAACATGTCGATTTATTATCTTCACAGGCTTCAACGTTTGGTGAACCAGTATAACCGGAACAGTTGACTACAGTAATAAATTCATTTCTAATATGCTTAGCTATATAATCAGATAATTTATTAATATCAAAGTAATCGCATTCAGATCTAGATATATGATATAAATCTAGTTCTTTATCTTGTAAAAAAGAAGAAAGCTTATTACCAATAAAGCCTCTACCGAGAATTAAAATCGAATCGCGCACAAAATAACTTATTTAAGTTATTCAGCATCTCCAGGCTCACCTTTAACATTTTTCATAAAAAACTTATTTAAAAGCGTAGCAAGAGAATCGGCTTCCTGTTGATTGTGAGCAAAAATAAAATTTACCGGCTGTCCGTCCATCGTGTAGCCTAGAATAATGAATGAATTTAAAAATTCTTGTACTGTATTAACTAATGCGTCGGTATTTTTTCGAGCAGAACTGTTCTCTTTAATCTGATTCTGAATAAACGCGGCAAAAGCTTTTCTAGCCAAATCTTTTGTTTCGCTATCCTTTGGGTCAAAGTCGTTATTATCCTTTGACTGGTTCTGGTTGGCTTTCTTCATTTGTATTATTTATTCTCTTAGAGAGGAATCTACAGCGGCCGGGATAGTCTTGATTACATGTAACACCGTATTTTATAAGGTATTCAATAACAGTTTCAATACTTTCGGTCTTTATTGTTAAGTTGCGCGGGATTCTGTTACCGCCGTCATTTAACTCAAAACACGTAGCATTATTGTCGCTACCGTCATTATAACATGTAATAAAAACAGAGACTTCACTAGGGTTAACTAATACCGTCCATCTACGAGGGTCGCTCTTATTAAAGATAGACAATATTTTTAAGACAACAAACCCGTTATCTTTAAGACGCTTTATAAAGTAACTCGGTGTACGTATTTTATTTTTACTCATTAGCTTGTAAGAGCAGAGATAACAATTTTATGTTTTACTATATTATCATCTAATTCTAATAACGCTATACCCATTTTTGAATGGATCTTAATATTAAATGTTTTTGCTCTCATAGAAGAAATTATTCTAAAAATTTCAAAATTCAACGGTATGCCTGTAGTTACCGCGACACCAACATAATCATCAGTAAGCTTCAAATCAAAAGAGTCAATATTCGGTTTGCTTTTATCGGTAAGCTCTCCAAATACACTATTATTTTTAAATGATAGATATATCTTGTTCGAATCATTATTAATAGAACTCGCTTTTACGAGGTTGATTAAAACAGATTGTGAAAGTGTAAAGCTACCATCGAACTTAATATCATTGAGTTTACTAATATTAAGCTTCGGGGCGGTAATAATACCGTCATCAAATAAATGATATTTAAATCTTATATCGTCAGAGCTATAGGAGATGTTATTACTATTAATTGTAATATCAAATTCCTTACTTGAAATACATGAAAACAGTCTATGCAGTTTCTTAAGGTCAGGTATATTAAGGATCGATTTACCTTTTATTTTATCATCAGAAAAAGTAGAAGATACAATTACAGTATTATCGCTTGTCGACAGTAAAGAATCTATACCACCGTTGGTAATATTAATTATCGCACTTTCAGAAATTTTACTTATAAAGCCAAGAAAACTATCTAAAAAGCAATCTCTATCGCGAATTGCTACTATCATTAAAGCTACTTAGATGTTTTAGATAAAATTGTAAGGGTATCTTTAGTAATTTCTTGTATTTTTTCTAAGCATACTGCTATTCTATCCAAACTCAAGGCAATTTTATCACTACTCTCAGGCGCAATAGGGATACGAGAAATAATAGGTGGTTGTGCTTGCTGCATTGGGGGCTGTATATGCACTGCAGGTACTCTTTGAGGTTGTGGTTGCGATTGGTTTTCTTGAAAAGGTATTGTTTTTAAAATACCTTCAGCGTTTAAGCTTAAGCCCTGTAGTGTAGGGTTTTTACTAACAATATGTTTATCTAATGCTTTAAGATCACCTAAATTTTGACCCATAAACTGGAGTGTCGCCAGTCTGATCTCTTCAGGTGTTGGTTCTCTAAAAGCATCGCTCATTATTCGTCAAGCTCTTTAAGAAGATTATTAATTGAATCGTCACTCAAGTCATCTTCAACTTTTTTAGTAGCCTTAGGCTCTACACTTACTGGTTTTTTAATAGGCTTTACTTCCGTTACAATCTGAGGAACTGTAATTTCTGCTTCTTCAGCTACATCTTCTCTGCAATGATAATGTTGATTGAAGAGTGATTTTAACTCATCGTAACCCTTAACAGATACATATGACTCTAGATCATAAACACCTTTATATGTCTTGTCATACTCATCAGAATCTAATCCTTCTATTTCTTTAGCAGATTCAAATCTCGAAGAAACATAAGTCGGGTATTCACCTTGCTTTTCGACTTTAATCTTCAAATTACATCCCTTAGAAGATAAATCAAAAATACGAGGACCGAAGTCTTCTGCAGCTTCACCTTCTATAGCATCCATAATAATCTTGTGAAGCTGTTTACCGAATCGAATTACTTTAATCTTACCGTTATTATCCGGATTGACAGGGTCTTTAACAACATAGGCATTTACGAGCCAGTTTTCGCGCCTCAAGATTACAGACATTTTCTTTTTTTCATCTTCGGTACCATTGCGAAGAATACGATACCGTTCTTCTCCGATAGGATCTCTCTGACCCCATGTAGTAGGACTTACAAACATTACGAGTTGACCTGTACTGTAGCTATTCCAGCCATATGAATAATAATGGAAGAATGTCTTTGTAGGGTCTTTAACATTAGGCAGTAATCTTACTGTATATGTATTGCCTGCTTCAGTCCGTAAGAAGTCTTTAGTACGTGAAGCTGTGGTTTCTTTAGTTAAAGCAGACTTTATGCTTTCAAACATTGAATTTGTAAATGCGCTCATTATTAAATTTTATGGTATCGAACTTTGAATTCAAGCTTTATTTAAATTATTTTTAATTTTTCTAATGGCGTACGTCCCTAATATTTTGGCCTTCTTGGAGATAATATACTTGGTCCTGAGTGTTTCGACTCTATTAAAGAAATCATTTCCAAACATAAATTCTAAAATTTCAGCTCCAGAAATTCTCATATTACGGATCGCGTCCTTAAATTCAAAAAGTGAATAAAGGTTGATCTTGTGTTCTTGTAAATGTAGTAAAAAAGAAAAGATATTGTTTGTTTTATGGTTTGCATAATTGTCAATAGAGATGTTATTTTCAATACAAAATTCTTTGATAAATTTAAACGATACTAATAAAGCTCGGAGTTGTTTTTCGTCGTCAGGGTCAAGTTGTTCGTTTTTCTTGAGAACGAGAGTGTAGGCTTTGGTAGCTTTAAGACTGGTATAATAATCTAGACCAAAATACTTTTCGTCCTTGTACAACTCATAGGGAGCTTGAAAAAATTCTAATACAGAAATATGCTTAAATCTATTAAAAAAATTAGATAGCTTCTTGAGATAAATAAAATCTTTGTCATCGAAGTCAGTAAAATCTTTACGTGCTCGATAGGGCTGATTCTTGGCACCTCTCGAAACTTTTATAAAAGTATTGTATATATACTTTTCAAAGTCTGAAAGTGTATTTAACACCATTTATGATAAAGCGTTTTTATTAGCATTCAGATACTTCATTATATATTTGCTTTTATATAATCCAGTATCAAACTGTAAGAAACTTTTTATTGCCGAATAGTCATTTTCATAGTCACAATATTCTTTAAATAGGGTTCTTACATTAGGGTTTTGTAGTAAGAGTAGGAATATATTTGCTAAGTTCATCTTCTTTGTTTGAAGTAAACTAATAAGAGTACAGAATGAATAAAACAAATGGTTAAATTCATACGTAGTAATTGAGTGGGATGGGTCTGATTTCATAATGCAGTTAGGCTTTTACTAAAGTGAAGAAAATCTTCGTTAAGAAATCCTCCTCCTATGTTTCTTGTACCGTCGCCTTTAAAGTTTTCTCTAGTAAATTTACCTATATGTAAATCATGGTTTCTATCTTTATCTTTTCTTAAGCTTATATATTTTGTATTTAAATTAACAACTATAGCAATATCTGCATCAGCTTTAGTTAAAATATAATGGGCGACTTCGCTTGGAGCGAAATCAGAAGTTGTACTGGCTACTTTATAATTTTTCCCTTCAAAACTTGTATGGGTTGTATAGATAGCTAGCTGATTTTGTATACCGTTTAATTTATCTTTATATTGTTTAATAAGACTAGCTTGTTGACTATTAAAATTTTTAAATCCGTTTTTAAAATCATTATAAAATTTTTCTATTCTATCGCCTGTATAACCCCAAAACAGAAAATTTAAATCTTTTGAAAACGGGTGCTTAAGATTATAGCTATCATAATCGTTAACTAAAGAAATGAGCAGCTTTTGTTCTTGTGTTAGGATGTCATTGTATTTTTCTTTAAGTCTCTTATATAGCATCAATGAGCAGCTTGAACTCCCATCGGTAATAATTTTTGCATTCTTAAATTTAGCTATATCTTTTGGGTTATCTTCTCCGTGGTTAATATATGTTACATTTTTGAGGTCTATTAGATCATCTGTAAAGCCAAGAATAGCTAAATCAAAAACATAAATTTTTTTAAAATTTTCAGATTTATTATTATTAAGAAATGACTCAAAATCTTTGCGAAAAGATTTTTCTGTAGAAGCTTTATATGGACATATAAGTTTTGTGAACCACCTAAAAATCGTATAACAGCATGCACCGTCGAGGTCAGCATCTGTAAAGATAAAAACATTGTCGACAGGTTTTTCTGCCATAACTTTATTTAGAGTTTAAAATAAATAAATCAATTCTAATTATTTGAAAGCGAAGCAAGGGTGTTTATGGTTGATGTGCTCGCTTCTGTGTCATTTACATGTTCATCTTCTGATATTGTAAGAGTACTATAGTCGATACGCATAATACAATGACCAAAATTTGTACCAAATCGGTTTTTCATAATTCCTAGCTTTATAACACCAAGCTCCCTATCTGTATCTTCTTGCCAAATACTCATTATAACGTCAGCTGTAGCAGCCAGCCCCATACTTTCAGAGATTGTATTTAAACCTGGATCAGAAGTATTATAACCTTCACGGTTCAATTGTGTAGCGCTGATAATAGGGCAATTAAAAACATAGCTTAAAGCTCTCAGTTGTTCTGTGCAATACTTGATACGTTCATATGTATTTGTACCGAGTGTGGTGTGTAATAGGTTAATATAATCTAAGACAATAGCGTCAATCTTAAGACCTTTGCTAGTAATTTTCTTAATGAAAGCTTTGAGATGGTTTGTTGTAATTGTTGAGGGAGGGAATTCTTTAACGAGAATTTTTGCTCCAGGTTTTTCAGCTGTATAGCCTTCTATTTGATTCTTTAATGTAATACATTCAGGCTTTAAATGATTGAACGGTATTTTAGTAATGTTTGTATATAGTCGTTTTGCATAAACCATTTCAGGCATTTCGAGAGTTATAAGAAGTACAGTCTTATTTTGACTTGCTATACTAACAGCAACATTACCCAGGAATATACTCTTACCAATATTTGTTTCGCCCGCAAAAACATAGATCGAACGACCTGATTCTAAAAACCCGCCACCTAGTCTTTCATCAAGCCATTTCCATTTACTAGAAATATAATTATCTTCTTTATTCAGATCTTGAATAACCTTTTCAATATCTGGAAATAAATCTAAACCTGTATCTGTCGCAAGGCTGATATTACACGCTTTATCGAATTTATTTAAAATAGAAGACGTATCGATAGTATTTTTTCCAATATCATCTACCGTATCCATCATGGTATGGTAGACAGCTTTTTCTTTAAGAAAGATTTCTGTATTAGTGTAAAGCTCGTCGTTATTAAATTTTTTATCTAAATCAATAAAGCTATTTACAACTGTTTTGCAGGACGTTTTTAATTCGTCGGTGTTAAGATAGCTTTTAATTTCTGTTAAGGTCGGTTTCGTGCCTCTTTTAGCATAAAAATCTTTAATAATATTAAAAACGTCTCTGTTATTTTTGTTTTTAAAATAACGAAGTTCGAGAATATCTACAATCGATGCAAGGTATGTCTCGTCTGAGAGACATTTATAAACCATAACTGTCTCAAAAAAATCTAAATCTAACTTTCCCATCTATAGATTTTATATATGACAACAAAATATTCAAGAATACTCTTGAATAAACTTTTCCTGACTATTGAGAAACATTGAACTATTAGGATCGAGTAACCCGGGTGATTCATGAATAACCCAAATGGGCGCAACTCCAAGTTTTAATTTCTTTTTGTTTGCATCAATACTACTAGCAATATCATAGTGATGAAAAGTATAATTTTCGTTAAACTGCCAGCCCGCTTCTTTTACTTTTTTAGTATCTACGCTAATAAAAAGACCGTCAAGTATTGCAACTCTCGATGGTGTTGGGCCGAAGCTTGTCATGTGGATTACTTCTCCTTTGAGCGTATGAGCGACGGCACCTTTTAAGTTACCACTATTAAACCCCCCGCACATTATATGCCATAACGCTGGTCTTACAATTTTAGGATTTATACCACCCGCTAGGCCAACTATATCATATTTTTTATGAGCGGTATAAAGCTTCTCGCAAACATCGAGATCATCAATGAACACATCATCATGAATAAAAGTAATGTAATCGTAGTTATCGCCATTTTTTTGTAATATAGAATTATAATTAGTGCTTAAACCTGTTTTATTATTTGAATTATAAGCTATATCTATATTTTTTATTCTAGATAAAGATTTACATGCTTGGGTATCTTTCGGATCAATACTTCTTGTACAAAAATAAAATAAATTTTTTTTCATTTTGTGAAGAAAGGAGAATTTGCTTTAAATTCGCATACTTGAGTTATACCTTCAGGTGTTAATAAGTATAATACACCTTCATCTATAGGTTTAAAGCCTTTTTCGGTTAAAGATGAAAAACTGTTATTAAGAAAATCTGCATAAAGCGTACAACCAGATCGAGCAATATATATGTTTTGTGTTTTAGAATTATATATCCATAAGCCAAAATTACCTTTTAGTTCGTTTAATACAGTGCAGATAATTTGAGCTTCGTCTTTCTTTGGAAACTTCTTTTTCTGTAGATGTAATAGTGCAGGTATAACGGAAGAATCTACATCATTAAACATTTTTTTGTCTTTAATTGGTTTCTTTAATTCAAGATGGTTCGTTAGTACCCCGTTGTGTGCTACGACCCAGTTTTCAACATTAAAAGGGTGCGACGTTTTATGATTGTATTTTCTTACGGACGATGTAGGAGCCTGTGTATGACCGAGAAAGTAGTCAAAATCATATATTTTTTTCTTAATATTATTATATTTTATGACTAAATTTCGAGATAGGTTTACTTTTCCGGGAGATCTTAATGTAGCATATATAGATTTTGTTACAAAAATGCCTCCAAATGCGTAAGTTCCGCGTTTTTTATTCTTATTATATAGCTGCGTATATAGTTTAAAGTCTTTTGCTCCAAATATACCGCACATAATAAAATATCTTAATGGAAAGAATAAATATTTCAAGATGAATAAGGATGCACATTTAATATACGAAGCGTATACAAATAAACTTTTAGTCGAAGCACCACCAGTTGAGATGTCAGGTGATGTAAATGTGGAGCCTGTTACTAAGAAGACTATACCCGGGCAAGGTAAAAAATACGGGGGCGGTGCTATTACCGCTGTAGCCCAGCAACAGGGAAAAAGCGAGGAAGATGTTACCCAAGACATGGCAAAAACAATAATTGCAAAAGCACAAGATAAAAAAGAAGTTGACGGTAAAATGGTTCATTATTTTTCAGGTGAACCCGATGCATTTATTGAAAGTCTCGTCCCTGAATTTGAGCAGAAATATGGTATCAAGCCTACAATGGCAAGATATACCATCAATTACCTTTTAATATATGTTTTGAATGCTAAGAAAACACCGGGCGGCTTAATTAAATTAAGCACCAAGAACATATCAAACCCTGAGGCATTACCGGATCAACCTACAGTAACAGATATGAAATTTCCTTCAGCGGATGAAGGATATGGCCCGGAATTCACTTATATAAAGAATAAAGAAGTGAAGTTAGAAGGTAAAATAGGCGAAGTGTTTAATTTAATGCCAGATGAAGTTAGCGGTGACGATATGTCATCGGTTATTAAGAGAAATATGATTCAAGTTGGTATTGATAAAAGACAATTCTGGGATGTTGTTACAGGCTTAATAGAAGGTCGTGCATTTTTTGAAAAGAAAAAAGAAGGAACCACAGACTCTGAAGGCGATGTCGCAGTAGAGCCTTTATCGGTCTCGAGGAGAGATGTGGAAGATACTGTTAGGGAGCTCCCTGCATATAGAGAAATGCAAAGACAGAGAGCAAGAGAAACTACTTACTAATTACTTTACACCCATTCTCTTTCCAGGGTATACTAATTTTATAAGGTAAGGGATCTATCAATTTAGCTTCCAAAAAGCCTCTTATTCTCAATGAACAGGCAGTACACTCGCCGCATGATATCTTATCACCCTCATAACACGTCCACGTTGACCCGAAATCGACTCCGAGTTTAATACCTTTTTTAATAATATCTTTCTTAGATAATTCTATTAGCGGTGCTTCAATACTAATTTTGTTTCTTCTATTAAGAGCAGAAACGTTATTAATTTGTTCTAAAAATTCAGGACTACCATCCCAAAAACCTGCAACACTATCAGCTTGGGCTGCTCCATGATATACAACTGAAGCCCCGGTACTCTCTGCAATTGCGAGAGATATACTAAGTAACATTAAATTTCTATAAGGTACGTAATTTACCGTTTGCGGGTCACCCATTACATCTTTGGCTTTAGCAACTGCAATTTTATCATTAGTGAGCGCTGAAACCTGGCAAATGTCCTTAAAGAACGGTATAACCAAGGGTACATGATTAACCTTTTTACCTGCAGCTTCAACTTGACTGTACGCACATACAATTTCTTTTGCACCATGTCTCTGACCGTATTCATATGTAATAGCGACCACTTCATCAAAATTTGCTGTAGCGGTATGTAGCAGTACGGAACTATCCATTCCGCCTGAAACAGGTACTACTGCTTTAGTCTTTTGATTCTTCTTCTGACTGCGCTTCATTTGCATTATATCTATATTCTTCTGCTAAGCGCTTATCAAGCTCGGGTATAATAAACTCCTCATAAAATGCAGGTTCTTTTGCAAAATTCTTTGCATATCCAAGCTTATCGCCTTTTTTATACTTACCACAATCAATACCTACTGTAAATGTAGGCCCGCTTTGTACAACAATATTTCTTGCAGCTGCCATAGCTAGAAGACCGCTATATTTGTTTAAACCTGATTTAAATGAAAGGTACATTTCTGCTTCAAGAAATGGTGGTAAAAATCTATTTTTTACAGTTAAAGCTCTTAATGTAGTTCCTGTATATTTGTTAGCTTCCGCAAGCTTAACATCATCTAAAAAGTTATCACCCTCGCCTTCTTTTTCGTTTCTTTTTGCAAGCTGTACTAAAATACTTGACATATAGATCGGACCTGATCCACCAGCTTGGCTTTTAACTAAGCTGGGGTACATAGAAGCCGGGTCATCATAAGTATGATTAGTAAAGAGGATTGTAACCCCTGCTTTTGCGGCTTTGAATGTTAAAACTCTAAACATACTTTTAAGAGATTTTGCTCGCAAGCCCATATCTGTTGCAGATTTATCTTTTATAACGTCATCAAGTTCTTTCTGTGAAGCTAAATTACCTAAGCTGTCAATACTAATAATAAATTTTCCCTTAGCATCATTCTCAATAACGCTATCTAGAAAAGTTGAGATTTGATTACGGCACTGATCAATAGTATCAACTGGAACATACTTCGTCTTTTCAGGATCTAAGCCAACACCTTTGGTGCTGTTCTCATCAATAGCAATTTCTGTATCAAATATGACCGGAAATATGCCTACCTTTTGGGCGCTAGCTAGAATTTTATTTACTATAAAAGTTTTACCTGTTTGGCTAGGACCTGAAAACCCTACTATACGGCCCTTTGGAACACCACCGGTACGACAGCTTCCACCTAGAATTGCATTTAATGCAAAACACCCGGTATCAAACCATGTATCAACTTTACTAAGAGCGTTTTCGTTTAAGAATGACGCTTCACTATTCAGATTATCTAAAGACGCGAATATTTTATTAATATCTTTCATTATCTTATTTTATATTACTTTTTTAAAAATCAATAAAAAACGCCCTACATATTTTTAGGTATGTAGGGCGCTTTAGCAAAACGTGTTATTGGTTATTATTCGTCAAATAACTTAATTACACGCTCGTCTTTTTGTTCCTGTTTCGGTTCGCTTGAGGGTGTATTAGAGAAGAGACGCTCATATTGGGTAATGAGTCTTTCATCATTCTCAACCGAAACACCGAGCACTACGTTTGAATAGTTAAACTTCCAAACAGTACCTGCTTCGCGAGATTTTTCACCTAAAAATTCTCTGAAAAACATCGGAATTGTTTGTACGTTAAGCTGACCGGTTTGGGTCGGCTGTACGTGAATGATTGCGGGGTTTCTAACAAGAAAAGCGGCACCTTTATCGGTGTCGCCTTCATTGCCACCGATAATTGTTCTACCGATGTGATCGACGAATGTAACAATACTATTTGATTTACTCATATACTTATGTTATGAAAATATAATTTGAAATCAACTATCTTCTTTTAATAAATCAAATAAATCTGTTTGAACTTGGTTACCTGGTGTCTTTAGCTTCCAATTCACTGCTTCATAGAAGCGATCGATAACGCTATAGACAATTTTTGTAAACATAAGCTCGTGGTCGGGTTTAAAATTATCTTTAAACTCTTTAGGGTAGTAATATTTGTAACCTAGTACCGAAATTCCAAATTTATTGGGTAGTTGGGTGTAAAAAAACTTGACCTTATCACCGGAAGATATTTTTTCGTACTTTTTATCTATATTAAATCTCTCTAATAGTCTGTTATGGTAGTATGCCGCTTTAACATGAATGGGCATATGCTTAGCAGTTTTAAACCCGTCACATTGTGGAGAATACTTTTCATATCCTTTAATACCCATTGTAAATGCTATATCTTCAACGGGTAGCTGTTTGAATATTTCGTATGTTTCATTAAAGATTTTGTTGGTCTCTTGAAGATTTTTAGTTAAAAGCATGGTCTCAATAATCTTTTTTACTTTCGGCTTAATAGGTGCGGGCATAGTAGTACGCACCACCTCAACACCTGTATACTTAAACTTGTTACAAGGTATGCCTTCTTCATCTAAAATGTGAATTACATATCTCTTCTTCTGTAGAAATAGGCCTACGTCTGCTATAGCTTCTCTCTTAAAATTCAATCGGCAATCAGTAGATCGTAACGACTCAGTGCCCCACTTTTTAATTTCGACATTTAAATAGTCTTCTATTTCTTGTACTATTTTATAGTATTCCGGTGTTATCATACCTTTTGAATCAAATAACTTGATACCAAGTTTCTCAACTAGGGTCTTGATAGAAATATAAGAGCTGTCTGTATCGTTGTATATGATTGGTGTATTAGCACCGAGCTCATCATCTGTAATATTAGTCTTATTTTTTATGTAATCTGTTAGTAATTTATTGGACTGTTTGATGACTGACTGACCTGTGAGAGTAATCGATTCGGCAAGTTGATCATCACCGAGAGGGCTATGCTTATTACCAAAATACCCGTAGATAGTATTGATTAAAATTTTGATTGTATGTTGCTTAATATTGATATTTTCAATCTGATGCTGTACATCTTTGTATTCTTGCGAATCTTTTTCAATTGTTAAGATTTTTCTTTTTAATGTCTTTAAGATTTTTTTAAGCTCGACCCGTTTTTCGTAATAGTAGTCTACTGTGATAGGTATAATACCCTTTTCTTTCTGGGAAAACATGACTTTTGCTTTGGAGATAGCTATTTTTTCTTTCTCAATAAAACTAACAAAGCTTTCATGAGATAGCTTAAAAGTCTGACCGTTAACATGCTCAATTGTTATTTCTTTATCTGTTTTTTCAGTAATAACGCCTACCTTCGTTTCTGGTGATAAGTTCAAAGTTATCATCACATTTGGGTATAGACTATTCGCGTCGAAAGAAACTATATGCTCTTGGAATCCGGGTTTTGGTTCACTTACATAGGCGCCTTCATTCTTACCGCTCTCTTTTACATCTTTATTAAAAGTAGGTATTCTTTGATTACGTTGACGTGCTTTTATAGCACATAACCCAGTAATAACAGATAACGAACCAAGGGCACCTTCAAACGTTGTTAAACCGGCATATGCTATCATACGCAATAGAGAAAGATATTGTAACTTGCTCTCTAATCTTACCAATAGATTAACGTCCTGAACGTTGTATTCGACAAATAATTCCCAATTAGTATCAGCTAGATTAGAAAGGTTTGTATCGCCGAAATCAATTTTACTTTCACCTAGCTCAGTATTACCGATGTTATCCAGCTTGTATGACTCGCGTAACACAGGGCAAAAGCGTTTATAGATATCTAAGTAATCTACGCAAGAAACACCCTCAATATGCCATTTTGTTTGTTCCCTACCGAACTTACCGAGGAATGTACGTGCTCTTATCGTATTGATAGGTGATAATCGTCTTGCTTCATTTTCCCCGAGTATTTTTACAATACGATTTACAATGTAGGGTATATCAAAAAATTCACTATTCCATCCAGAAAGAATATCTGGGTAATCAGCTTCTAAAAAACATAAAAATTTTGTAAATAATTCTTTTTCCGATTTACAATGAATATAGGTAGAATTATCTTTTATTTTATTATACGGCTTAAGGCCCCATGTGTAGAAATGTTTACGAATGGAATCATATATAGTTATAATATTAACGGGATGTAAGGGATTTTCCGGTATTGGAAACTCATCCGGGCTGTAAGTTTCAATATCAATAAAATAAACTTTTAACTCATGTTTATTGAAATCATCCGTTTCATTTGTCTGCCAAAAAGAATCTATTAAAAATTGCTGCTGCGCATTGAAGTTTTCAAATAACCGCTCTACTTTATTATCTTTTAAGTATCTGTACCTATCGGCTTGAGTACGGAATGATTTCTTCTTAAGCTTAGTGTTAAATATACTTGTACTGTCAGCCTGGTTGTTAGTTTCTATAAAAATATACGGATTATAAGTAGCATCATACTGTATTCTTTTGCCACTTTCATCCCATGAGAATAAGCGCATAACCTGCTGGCTCGGTATATATGCGCAGTTTCTATACACGGAGAAATTTTATGATAATAAAATATTAAATCAAGAGATACCGTTAATAGCGTTTAATAGACGCCTCTCGGGATGTCCGTAGGGTAATGTATAGAGTTCTAGATATTTGTTAATATTGTCGTCATTTTCGAGCCAGCGATCGCTTGCAGCTTTACGTGCACGCGCGCAGGTATTCATATATTTGCCTTTTTTCTCTAATGTACTATCAATAGCCTTTATCATTTCGTCACCTGTCTTAAATTTGATCGGTGCATCTGCATACGTGCATAGATCCTGACAAGCAATAGGTAAACCAAAGCAAGATGACTCAATATATTTTAAGTCACTCTTTGCTTTATTAAAAGTATTGTCTTGAAGAGGTGCTACAAGCATATTAACCCGTAGGCTAAAAATCTTCTCCGGATACTGATATAATGCCGACCAAGGGTGAAACTCGAACTGCTTAGCTTGAATTAATGGATGAAATCTCATTGGATAGGCACCGAGAAATACCCACTGATATTTGTGCATTGTACCCATGATTGCATCTATAACATGCTCAAAATCATCGCGCTGACTGACACGGTTATCCACATCAAAATGCGCTCCAGAACCGGCATACAAAATACGAGGACGTTCTTTGTAGAGGTCATAATTTTCAGATATACGCTTTTCATCGTAATAATTACCCATCCACCATTTTGGGGGGTAATTAGGTATCTTAGTAACGTTTTTATTATTTGTTTTTGACTTATAATAGTCCTTCATAAAATCACAAGTTACTGTGATTTCATCGCATAATTCCATAATTTGCTGGGATGTATTGCGGATTTCATCGGTTGTGAATGCAGGCTTAAACTTGTTATATTCAGGAATATCTTCACGGAAAACTAAATCGTCAATTTCGTATATTATTTTAAATCCTATTTGCTTCTGAACTTCTTTTAAGAATTGAACAAATTTTAATTGAGCAGGTGTTGCTTGACGTTGTATTCTCACTGCTTTGACACCTATAAAATAACGGGGATCAAAACACATGACTGTACTACCATGGACTGTCATTTTTTGATGCGCATTAAGTAAGTGTTCAGGCCAAATTAAGCGCCAAAAACCACAACCGCTATAATCAGCATAATAGTTTAACGCACGGGGTAAGTTAACTTCAGGGGGAACAGGGGTCGACGATTGCTGTTGTGGCTGAACAAAGGGATGTGGTGCAGCAAAAGGAGATGCGAATGGAGATGAAAAAGGTGAAGGAGAAAACATATGAAGTAATTAATACTAAGCAGGTAGATAATCAACACGACGTGTTATACCGTTACGCTTTTCCAAAAATATAACACTACCTGACGCGGACTTGACACTCTCTTTTCTATGACTTATTATCATCACAGACTCGTTATATTTTTGTACTCTCTCGTTAAGAATGCTGATTACAAGATCGACCCCTTTTTCGTCTAAACTCGAATCAAACAATTCATCGTAGATACTGAAATTATATGTCACGTCACCTTGTAATCTGCGGATATCCATGAAGGCAAACAAACAAGCTAAATCAATATTCTTACGCTCAGCTCCACTAAAATTAAAGTATGAACAAGGTTTGCCTTTATCATCAATAATCTCTTCTTCAAAATATTCATTAAAAGTACAATGACAATTAGCATCCATCTTTTTAAGATAATATATTAGTTTTGAATTGAATAACTGTAAAATCTTTTTAACTATATATGCTTTGACGCCTTCTTCTGACACTACAAATTTAGCAGTTTCTTGAAGATTTATTTTCTTTTTAAACTCTTCTATATTTTTATTAATGCTAATAAGTTTTTTATTGTGTTCGTCAATTAAACTATCAAAGTTTTTCGCATTTGTTTTTAAATCTTTTAAATCTTGCTCTAGTTCTATCTGCCATGCTTCGAGCTGCTTTTTTCTGTTTAACGTATTTTCATGGTCTCTTTTCTCTAGATGTGATTCATTAATTTTTTGAACTAATACACTTATCTTATCTTCAATTTTATGTTCTAAGGTTTCGAGTTTATTAATATCATCTTCATTTTGAGCAATATCTTTGTTATATTCTTCAATAGTGCTACCAATTTTTTCTTTTTCGGTTTTAATATGCTCTACATCCATGTCTTTTATGTCTCTAAGGCATACGTTACATTTACCTTTTAACGTATCAATAGTGGTGTATTGCTTATTGAGTTGTTTTATAAGTGTCTGCTTTTCAGAAATATTATGTCGTATTTTTATTAACTTATTGTCAATTTTTTTAATGTTTTCTTTTTGTTCTTTAATTAATTTTTCAGTTTCAGAGACGTTGTGTTCTTTAAACAAGTTTGTTTTTTTCTCAATAACTAATAATTCTTCAGCATTATTCTTTTTTCTTGTTTCATATTTTATCTTACGAGCTGCATGATCATGATCGGAAGCAGCTTTTTGCTTTTCTAGACTTTCGACTGTTCGCTCTATTTCTTCAAATTTGGTTGTTTCAATATCATATTCACGCTTCGTCTCACTTATATCTTCTTTAAGTCTTGTAAGCATATCGCTAAAAACACTTAAATTAAAAATATCTTCAATAAATTTTCTTTTATCTTGCTTCTTTTTAGCCATGAAAGGTATTGTATTATTCACGGTCATTATGACGCAGTTTTGAAATACATCTTCAGTACAGCATAATAATTGAGAGATATATTCGTTGGTATTCGTTATACTATCTCGCGTAACATCTTTACCGTTTAGTTTTATATAACAACGCGAAGGTTCGATACTCCTTGTAATTTGAATACTATCGGTATTACCAATATTTTCGATGTCTATATCTAAAATAACTTCACAATTGCTTTTGTTAATGTTATTAATAATGAGTTCTTTTTTTAGATCTCTTAAGGTATTTCCAAATACACCGAAATGGATGGCATCTGCAATAGTAGACTTACCGACACCGTTTCTGCGATCTTCTTTATCTCGATTAACACCAGTAATAACATGTAATCCGGGTTTAAATTCAACCGTAACGGGATCTTGTCCCACTGAAAGAAAGTTCTTTATTGTGACTTTTTTAAATAAAATATTTTTCATTTACACTTTTGATATAAATCTGTACAATATTTTGTAACGCTCTCCTTTTCTTCAATTTCTAATAAATTTATAAATTCGCTAATAGCTTGTGGTATATCAATACCACCTAAGTCATATTTATTTTCTTCAGCTACATTGAGCTTATCGACAGCTAAGGAATAATCTACAGACAGTGACTGCGGCTTATGAAGAGTCAATTTCTTAATAAGGCTATCTATATTTTCACTTGACATTTTTTTATCTATAACAAGCTTAACAATATTTTTCTTGAATGTGGTTTTAATATCGTCAGTCTCAAGAGACTCATTATTGAGAACATCTGAAAGTAATATCTTTTTATGTTTTGGAGAAATATTATTTTCAAAAAATTCATAGCTAATATCTTTAAAGTCTAAAATATAATAACCCTTTGACGAGCCTACATCACCAAAATCCATTTCAAAAGGATTACCTAAATAAATAATTTTTCCGTCATCATACTCTCTTTCATCACGCAAGTGAAAATGACCGGAAAATATAAAACGTGCATGTTTGAGCAGGTCTTTTGATTTCATGCCTTCTTCACAAAGTTTATAAGAATTCATTTTAAAACTCTCAATCTCTAGATGACCAAAGATAATATCAGCCTTTTGTATTTTATCTAAATCTGAATTCCACGGTAAAAAGGTACATTTCTTACCGTGAATCATTACTGTACATGCTTCGCTTATGATATTAATATTGTCCCATCCGTGTAGAATAGAGAGCGAATTAACGTCGGTACGGTCTTTATAGAATGAATCATGATTACCTACTAGTATACAGATATTAAAATCTTTCCATATTTTAAGAATTTCATTAACAATGTGAATAGTATTAACGGCGATTTCATCGCGGTAGTGATAAAGATCACCAAGAATTAAGATATCTTCTATATCTTTTTTTTGTAATTCTGTCTTTAACCATTCAGCCCACTTAAGAGCTGTTTCGTGCCAAAAAGAACTATTCTGATGTACCCCGATGTGAAGATCGGATATACAACAGACTTTGCTGTTTCGTACTGTTACTTCTTTTTGCATTAGTCTTGTGCGTTATAATTATCATCATCAGGCTCTATGTAGATATGTATATTACCAAATTCATCTTTTTTTGCCATTGTTTCGGTATATACTTTTTCTTTATATTCATTTAACACTTCGTGATGTTTCTTCTCTTTCTTAATACGATTAATAAAAGCATGGAAAGCAATAGTTGTAAAGTATGAGAAAGGACTAAACCCAGAGTCTAATCTAAACTTTTTATTTTTCAAAGCGGAAAACATTTTTACAACAGCATCTCCAATCATTTCGTCTTTGTAGGAATAATTAATAAAGTTGGTAGCAAATGATAAACCATTTGCGATTTTTATAATACTATCACCTAGTTTTTCGCTTATATGTTCAGAGTTATAAAAACTACGAATTTGCTCCTCGAATTCTCTGCTATTTACATAGTGAAGCTTATCTTTTGGCTTGAGTTTTTTAACTTCCTCGACTTTTTTAGCTAAGATCTGAATGTCCGGGTCACTAGGATCTACACCGCCTTCTATGGCTAACTCTTCTGCAAGAGTATGATCCTCGTTTTTAAGCTTCTTGGATGGTTTTAATGTTGGTTTTGATGTTTTCTTTTTCATAAAGACTTAATCTCTTTTGGTTATGTTGTTTACCATAGTATAATTGGTCAGCTATATCAAAAATAATTAGTCTATCTTTATCTTGATGTAGTCGAAGACCTCTACCTATTGATTGTATTATTTTTACTTTAGCTTTTCCGCCTCCAGCAAAAACAATGTAGTGTAGATTCTTAATATTTATTCCGGTCGAGAAAATTTTTGATATGGCAACAACACATATATTGTTTTTTTCTTCCATTAAATTTTTGATTTTGTCTCTTTCTTCTACATCGACTTCACCACGAATAAAGAAAATATCTTTGTCCTTACAGTTAGACTTCAAAGTCTGTGTTATTATTTCACCGTGTTCTATAAAATCTATAAGTATGAGACTATTATTTTTTAAATTACCGATTACCTTACTAATGACTTTATTTCGAAATTCACTGTTAATTATAAATTTTTGTTCTGCACGGAACCGATCTGAAATACCGGAAAACTGTTTATTCTCAATTTTCTGTTTATATATAATTTCAAGTACTTGTACTAAGACGTTACTAACAAAATTTTCTAGTCTAAGTTCGTAACTATTTTTTTCGTAAAGTATAGGTCCAATCTTACCAATAATGTTCCATTGATCGAGCTCGTTTTCGGGAAGTGTACCTGTAAAGCCAAATTTAAAAGGTGTAGTTATTTTTTTGATAATTTTATTAACTTCATTACCTCTTGTTATTTTATGAACTTCATCGATTACGAGATAATTTATTTGTGAAAGCCATTCGAGATTAGTGTTTTTGCTCTGTAGAATCCCGAGGTTTGCAATAATAGTATTAGCAGTAAGATCAAGAGGGTTATTACCTGTAAATTTAGAAACTGTAAAATTAACGTTATAATTCTTAAAATCACTAAACGTTTGATTAACGAGACCTAAATCTGGTACAATAATAAGACATTTAGCGCGCGGTGTTTCACGAAATGCATTGGACAATAATGATGCAATAACTAGCGTTTTACCACCAGCGGTAGCAAGGACAATAGTTCCGCGACCTGTATTGTAGCATGTATTGACAATTTCTGTTTGGTAATCTCTAAGTTGAAGCTCAAGCGATACATTTTCTTTATCCTTAGCCCATAACTTCTTTGACGGTAAAAGCTGTTCAAGAAGTATGTCATCGGTATGAATTTTATCTACATACTGCAACGAGATAATAAATTTTCTTATTTCAAAATAAAGACCAATATCGAATCTACCTGTTGGTGTTATTGCGTAAGTTCTTTGCGGTACATATCTTCTATAGTTTCTTATAAACGCTGCAGACTCGTTTTTTACAGAGAATTTTTCTCTTATTTCTTCAAATAAATCACCGGATAAAATACCCTGCTTTTTTGCAGAGTCGTAATTAAAGGAAATCATGTAGTTTCGAGTTTAATAATATCGATTAAATTTTTTAAATCAAAAGATGTGCTGCTAAGTGTCTTTTCAGTTTTTTCAAGTAGTTCTGTAACTAAGCTAAGTTCGTTTATTTTTTTATCTATGTCTTTTACCTCGCTATGTCTTTCTGCTGTTCTTTCTACTATAGGTATTGCAAGTTTAACGGGACTAGTATTTTGTATTTGTTCGACTAAGCTTCTTTTTATTTCTTCTCTTTTTGAACGTAACTCTAATAATTCGTATTTATGTCGAATATAGCGACCGGCCCATTTATGCTTAATTCCGGGTAGTTTTAATTGATATTCTTTAAGATTAAGTTCGTCAATCTTAAGATCGCTTTCTAATTCCTTTATATAAACATCAATCATTAGCTAAATAATAATATATAGAAAGTAGAAATCAATGAACCTGTTTGAAAAAATATTTTTAAAATTGTTGGCGGAAGATATGACTTCTGGAGGGTCGGGTAGTGTGTTTGGAAGTAATGATGGGCAGGATATTGGATCTTACGGAAATCAGTTTCCTGCTAATAACGACAAAGCATACGCGACAAGAGATTCAAGAAAACTCTCACCCTATGGTCCTGCAGGAGCAGTCTTAGGTGCTAAAGTTTCAAAAAAGAGGACAAAAGGAAAAAAGAAAGGTTCGAACGTAACTGTAAAATTCCCTGTGCAAAGAAGAACGTTCTAATATGACTGACACAGGTCACTGGATTGTTAATGAAGGTGTCGAATTTACGGAAGATACATACGGGTTTATTTACGAAATAACAAACACTGCTAATGGTCGGGTCTATATAGGTAAAAAGCAGTGTAAGTATAGAAGAAAAAAGAGACCATTAAAAGGTAAAGTAAAAGGCAGAATTCATATACAAGAATCTGACTGGAAGACATACACAAGCTCTTCAAGCGAGCTTAATGAAGATATTATAAAATTTGGCAAAGATAAATTTATTTTCAGGATAATCAAATCCTGTTATTCAAAATGGGAATTAGCATATTTTGAAATAAAAGAACAAATAGAAAGAGAAGTATTAATGTCCGATAAATTTTATAACGGTATCATGAATGTAAGAATTGGAAGACCACCAAAAGACTTGAAAAGGTGATTTTTTTCCATTATAATAACTAAATGCCGAAGAGCGAAATTCTTAGTAAATATAATTTACATATTTTAGATTTAGTTAAAATTTTTAAAGAAAAAATCGATGTAACGCTAGTTAACGAATTGTACATGTACGGTTGTCTTGGAAAATTTGATAAGACAATAAAGAAGCTTCTCTTACATAATTTAATTTTTATACTCTGTCAGGATATAATAAACTCTAGATGTAAAGAAAAAATTATTATTTATTTGAATAAAGAAGCATTCTTACAGCAGAATATGAGTTTGTTTGAACATTATAAGGGCGAAGATATCTTTAATGAAATTAATAAGATCTTAAGACAAATAAAGAGAATATTACCTATACGGGTTTTCAATTCTGAAATTTCTGCTAATGAATTTTTAGATTTATTGAAAGAAAGAAATGGCAGGGGGATAGATGTTTTAAATAAACTCAAACAATGCTCAAATATTAGATTTTCATACAGCTTTAATAGAGCGAAATCATTTTGTCATAAAAATGGACTTGTCTTCTTAGTCGAAGACTATTTTGAAAGATTGAAGACAAAGCAGCTTTTTATATCATAAATTAGCATAAATATTATTGTGAAGTTTACAAAAGCTCTAGAAAACGCGTATTTGTTATTTGAACAAGAGCCACCTACGGCAAGTGCGCTACCTGACGCAGCAATGCCTCAAGGCGATGAACCTGGTGTACAAAAACCTGGGCCTGATAGCGGACCTGAAAGGGAAAAATTTACACCAGAAGGTAAGGTTATGTTAGTTAGACTTCTTTTAAAAGCGTTTGTTGTAAGTCCGAGTGCTGAAGATGCTTCAGAAATTTCAAAGCTAGAAGATGTAAATGCCAATAACGCGTCTGAGATCTTACAAAAGCTTACAAGCTTGATGAGAAAATATACCGAGCTAGATATTAATACAACAGGTGCAGATTAGTTTTTAATTTTTTTATTTTCGATAACTTTAATAGTTTCGAATAGTATTTTTTCTAAATTTTCAAGCGATTCTCTTCTTAAATTTGACTTTAATTTATTAACAAGTTGTTCGCTACCTTTATCGATAGCCGTATATAATGATTCTTCGTTATTCTCTTCAACATTACTCATGTCCGTTTGAAATTTTTGTCTATACTTTTCATAGTCTTTAAATCCAAATATTGAATCGAGATTTTCAAGAGAAGCAGAAATTTTAGATAATACCCAAGGTTCAACGCTTTCCTCATCAGAAAGTAAATCATGTAGCATTGCAGAAATTTTATGTATTCTAAAGAGCTCTTGCTTTACCATTCTTGCACCGGACTCTTCAGATCCGCCGTGCATTTCACAATTTTCACAATCTTCTGAAGGTGATTGGTTTGCTTTACATTCCTCACAACCGTTACACTTACATCCCTTTGCAGCATATTTACATGTATGTTCACAGCTGCATTCTTCATTCTCACCACAAGCGCATTTCTTTTTTGGTATATCAATAATTGTCGGTTTTACAGCACCGAGACCAATATCACTCTCAGCATTTGGGCCGAGACCGACATTCTCTTTAATAATCTTATGAGCATAAAGCTCATTTAAATTACGGACGTCATTATTAAACATATAATTATTTATGCAAAAACAATAAATATTTTTACTATGAAGTCATTCAGAGAGTTTTTTACTGAAAAAGCAAAAAGAGCACCCAAAGTATGTTGGAAAGGTTATAAAATGGTGGGCACCAAGAAGAAAGGTAATCGAACTGTTCCAAACTGTGTACCCTCAAAATGAATAGTTTTAAAGATTTTTATGATCGTCCTGTTTTAGGCGTAAATGAATTAATAGATATTGACGGTTTAGGCTCAATCAAGGCTAAAGTCGATAGCGGTAATGAAGGTTATAATGTTCTACACGGTGTAGATGTAAAGCAAAGCTCCGGTAAAGTTACATTTACAACTATAGGTGATAAAGTTATAACACTACCCTTACATGGTGATATGAAGATTCACATTGGAAGTGGTGTAAAGGAGGAAAGACCTTTGGTTATGCTTGCGTTTAATATGTTAGGAAAGAAGTTTGAAGAACCGTTTACAATTGCAGATAGATCTGAAAATGAAGACCCAGTTTTAATAGGTGAACCGTTTTTAAAAAAGATAAGAGGTCTTATTGATGTCTCAAAACAATTAAAAGAATCTGTACAATACAAAGTTACCGGTAGACGGGCTTCAGATAAGCTTTCTGGTGGGTGGGTGAAGAGTAAATATACAGAAAAAGAAATTCGTAAAATAGCTAATAAGCAAAAAGTTCTTATAACAGATATTAAAGGCTCGCCTCGTTTTAAAGGTAAGAATAAACTTAAGATTGTTAATCCTAACAATAAACAATCTTTTATTAAGTTTAAAAAAGTAGCAGATACAGAAGAATCTTAAACCTGCGCAAATTCAACAAACTTATAGAATTCGGCACGAGAGTTGTCTTTGTTATCTAGGAAAGCACCGGACATTCTCGCAGTACGCATTGTTGAATCGTGACGAATCCCGCGGTTAGAACAGCATGTATGTCCAGCTTCTATCATAACTGCAACACCGTTATTCTTCTCACAAACCTTATCGATGTATGCATGAATTTGCATGGTGAGGTTCTCTTGAACTTGTGGGCGCCGTGCAAACCAATCTACAATTCTATTAAGCTTGCTTAAACCTATTACTTTTCCGTGTACAGACGGTATGTACGCAACATGAGCAACACCGGTAAAAGGTGCATGATGGTGTGAACAGAGTGATGTAAGTTTAATATTATTCTGACACACGATACCGTCATATTTATCGATATTGTCAAAAGCTGTAACTTTAGGGGGATTACTATAACAACCCCATGCAAAATCTTCTACAAAAGCTTTCGCAACTCGATGCGGTGTATTTGAGCTATTCGGATCATTACGCCAATCATAACCTAATGCATCCATGTATGCTTCATATGCTTTTGCAGCCTTTTCTATGATTTCTTCTCTTTCTTGTTCGTTTGCAGGGTGACTATGGTTTGCGAAAGGTAATTTTTTTCTACTCATCATATATTTTTATCATATATACACCGATTTTCAAGATAAATAATATAGATGAAGGGTAATTCTTTTTTGACGTGTTTATTAGAATCTAGCAATCTTAAGAAAGTTAGAATTAAAGTTGATCCGAGTGAAATTTCTCGGGCTACCGATTTTAGTAAATGTAATGGTTATGAAGGTTATATTCTTAGAGAGAAACTAGGTAAAACAAAAATTATAGTTTTATCTCCAGACTTTCCTATTTTCGATGATATACCAAGTGATTATTTAGAGAATATTGTAGGTGATAAAGAGACAGATGTAATAGATGAATTTAAATGCTTTGTAAGTAGTAAGCTCGAGCTTAAAGAGGGTGATCCTTTTATCGAATGTTTAGCTAAAGCAGAAACTATCGAGGATATTGAAGCAGGGTTAAAGCAAAGAGGTTTAGAGACGGAAAAAATAAGTAACTTATATAGGGATTTTATTTCAAATGAGTAAATATAACAGACGTGTAGAACAGCTCCTGAATGAAGCTGGCTGGCTTAAAGCAGCAGCAAAAACAGCAGCAAAAGGTGTAGGTACTGGAATGAGAAAATTAGTAAATCCTGCCGCATGGCTTAAAGGTGCGTCGAACGTTGTTAAAGGTGCACAAGCAGTTGCTAATGCACCTGCAAATATTGGTAAGGCTGCGAAAGGAGCTGTGGTTGATAATGATTATTCACCTCTCTCGAACGCTCTTGGAAATATGTCACAAAAGCTCGGTAATTTTGATAATAAAGCAACTGACGCTATAACACAACAGAGAACAAAAGATATTGAAGCAGGTGATCAAAAAACAATGAGTACGTTACAGGGTTTTGCAAGTGATCCCCGGACAGGTAATAACATTGCACTTTATGATGTACCCGGTGTTACGGATGGAGGTGTAAGTAACGCTACTATCAAACAAGCAAAACCATATAAAGACGGTTTTGTTTATACTGCGAACATAGATTCGAATAATCCCAATGGACCGGACACTGCAAATATTGTTTATTCAAAGGGTAGTCCGAATGTACAAGTTTTCTTTTCGAAGAAAAATGTGCCAATGCCAGATTTAACAATTAATACATATATGAGTAAAGGTGATAAAGGGGGCAATGCCTGGTCAATTTTAAGTCCGAGGAGCTATAAGAGTGATAATTCGGTAGCTGTTGAT